ACGCTGTTTAAGGATTCGGGATCAAATCATTTTATATTGATTCCGAATCATTCTCATTACCCTCATCATAAATCATTCCCTATACCTATGATCCACGGATCTTATTGATTCGTAATCGAAAGGGAATAGATGCCCACGAAAACAGAATCAATTGGCAGATTGTTAGAGGCGAAGACTATACCTGATTTGGCGGGAATGTATACGCCAGATATGGAATGCCAAGTAAATGTGATCCAGGGATCAGGTGAACGTATAGATGGCGAGTATATGGGGCGCAAGTGGGTAGGTTGGACAGATGGAATCACAACCTGGAAACCTTTTAGAATACCCTATAAGGCTATGTCTGATCCAGAGTTCACGGATACCAAAATAACCTTTGATCTTGAGCAGTATGCTGAAGGTATTGGTATGACTGGTTGGGACTGGAAAAACAGAGTATCAAAATGGGTAGCCTATGATATTGATCATATTATTAATCATAAAGCTGGTCATACCTCTGACACAATTCAGCAAATCATAGAGATCACGTCCCAAATCAAGTGGGTTACGATCCGTAAATCTACATCTGGTAAAGGAGCACATTTATATGTATTTGTGAAGGATGTGCCTACGAAAAATCATGTAGAACATGCTGCTTTAGCCCGTGCTATATTAGGTAAATTGTCTGCAATAGCTGCTTATGATTTCGAATCAAAGGTTGATGTGTGTGGTGGCAATATGTGGGTTTGGCATCGTAAGATGCAAGGTACTGATGGTCTTACACTCATAAAAGCTGGTGAAGTATTACAGGATCTGCCTATTAATTGGAAAGATCATATTAGTGTAGTTTCTAATCGATCACGTCGTGTATTACATAAGAAAATTGAAGAAAGTACCACTACATCTTTATTTAATGAATTGTGTGGGCAACGTATGCGTGTTGCACTTGATTCAGAACACAAGCGTCTACTAGATTATTTTGAAAACTACAAGGCCCTGTGGTGGTGGGACCCAGATAATCATCTATTGGTTACACATACAATACATCTAAAAGAAGCCTTTGTCGGATTAGACTTAAAAGGATTCTTTGAAACAGTTTCTTCTGGAAAAGAACGTGGTACTGATTATAATTGCTTTGCTTTTCCATTATCAAACGGAGCTTGGAGTGTTCGACGTTATGGATTAGGGGTTGAAGAACATGCATCTTGGAATCAAGATTCATCTGGTTGGACACAATGCTTTTTTAACAGGGCACCCACTTTTGATTCTGCTTGTAGAGCACATGGCGGTTTGGAAGACCCTAATGGTGGTTATTTGTTTCGTGATGGTACTTCAGCTAAAGCTGCAGCACTGTTGTTTGGCGTCCATGTTCAAATGGGATCACCCCAATTAGGTCGTCGTTGTACTTTGAAAAAACATAGAGATGGCCGACTTCTTGTTGAAGTTGAACATGATTCGCATGATAGTTCAAGCGAAATGCAATCATGGCTCCAGAAAAAGGATGTTTGGATCAAAATCTATAACACAGCTACACAAGATCCTACCGAACCAGAAATAATATCCTTTGATGAAACTGTTAGGCATCTTACAACAAGTTCTGGTGAAGATTCAGGGTGGATGATCCATTCTGAGGATTCTTGGAAAAATGAACCATTAACACACATCAAGGTTGCATTATCAGCAATTGGACAATCTTCAAAAGATGTCAATACGATCCTTGGATCAGCCGTTTTCAAACCTTGGAAAATCACAAATAAGCCTTTTCAACCTGAATATCCTGGCGATCGAGAATGGAATCGAGAAGCAGCACAACTTAGATATAAGCCCACACAAGCTGTTGAGGGTTTGATTCATCCACATTGGGACTTGATTCTAAATCATTGTGGTACAAGTTTGGATAATGCTTTGGCTCAGAATAAGTGGGCACAGGAAAACGGAATCATACATGGTAGTGATTATTTGCGCTGTTGGATCGCTGCTATGTTTCAACAACCTTTGAAGCCTTTACCTTATCTTTTTCTGTATGGACCACAGAATAGTGGTAAATCAATTATACATGAAGCCTTGGAAAAGTTATTAACTAAAGGTTATGTCAGAGCAGATCAAGCGCTTACGGATCAATCTGGTTTCAATGGGGAATTAGCTGGTGCTATTTTATGTGTTGTAGAGGAAGTGGATATTGGTAGATCCAAAACTGCAAGTAACCGAATCAAAGATTGGGTCACTGCCCAAAACATTTCTATTAGAGCACTATATCAAACACCTTATCATATACCTAATTCAACACATTGGATTCAGTGTGCAAATGATCATACATATTGTCCAGTGTTACCGGGTGACACACGAATCACAATGTGTTATGTTCCTGAACTAGAAAAAGAAGTACCTAAAGCCAGACTTTTAGATGCTTTGGAAAAAGAGGCACCTGACTTTTTAGCAGGTATTTTGCATCTTGAGATCCCTGATTCACAAAGTCGTTTGGGTGTACCAATCATTAGTACACAAGATAAGCAAGCTGTCCAGCTTATGAATCGTACACCTTTGGAATCCTTTGTCTTTGAAAAATGTAGACATGAGAATGGTAGATGGATCAAGTTCAGTGAGTTCTTTGATGAATTACAAAAATGGCTTGATCCTGAGGATTTTCAAAAACACACGAAGATTTTTGTTGGAAAACATATTCCACCACAGTTTCCAAAAGGTAGGGATCGTCGGACCGCTCAATGGTATCTTGGGAATATCTGTTGGGTAAATGCTGCATTTGATGAACCAACCAACAGTAAGTATGTTCTTATAAATGATTTCTTAACTTTACAAGAACAAACACCCAATGATAATCATGTGAAAACTCTTCCCAATCAGTGGAAGTCTGAAGATTATCAGGATAAAACACCTGAGGAGGTAGTATGTTAAAACGATCTAAAAGAGCACCATTTGAAGTAATAGCACGACGCACTGATTATGGAATCATTTGTGAGGAATGCTATGAAGGGAAGGATCATCCAAGAATTTACGCAGATGATTCAACTCTACATGACCCAAAATTACGTTGTGTTGTTTGTAATAGAAAATTATTCACATTACATTCTCTTTTAACGGATACACAAATCGAAGAAATAGAGAAGGGATTAAAATGCAAATAGCTAGATCAATTCATAATAAAGGTTTTGTTGCTGAAATAAATGCTGGTAAAGGTCATCATACTATCCAGTTAACAAAAATCTTCAAACATGTATATTGTATAGATCCTTGGATCAGTGAAAACGTGTTTGTTAGTTTCGTTGAGACAACTCACCGTCTAACAAACATACGAACAATGATCATGTCCAGTAAGGAGGCTTCCGAGGAAATTAGTCCAAAGTCTTTGGATTTTGTATTTCTAAATCTAGCACCTAATACACATTATTTCGATGATGATATTAATATTTGGCTAGAGAAATTGATTCCGGGTGGCCAAATAGGTGGATCTGGAGCTTTGGTTGTCCGTCAAGGTCACCATATTCCAAGAATTGTTTGTGAAGATGGGACATGGATACTATGAAACTAAGCCCAAACTGTGAAATCATTAAGGGTGATTGCAGTATTGTGTTGGATGAACTCCAAGATAATACTATTGATTCTCTTGTCACTGATCCTCCATATGGTTTGATAGAGTATGATGCAAATGTTTTAGTGCGTTGCATCAATGCTTGGATCAATGGCAAACGTTTTATGATTAATGGGACAGGTTTTATGGGACAGGATTGGGATAAGTGGATACCTGGCCCAGAGATTTGGCGGAAGTGTCTTCGTGTTATGAAACCGGGAGCTTTTGGATTGGTGTTTGCAGGTTCCAGAACATTTGATCTAATGACATTAGCATTACGTCTTTCTGGTTTTGAGATCAAAGACGTTTTACTATGGATTTATGGATCAGCTATGCCAAAAGGTTTGGATGTAGGGAAACAGCTTCTTGATTGGAAAGGTTGGAACACGGCACTTAAGCCAGCATTTGAGCCAATTATTCTGATTCAGAAACCTAAAGAAGGATCATTTGTTGATAATATTAAAAAATGGGGTGTGGGTGCGCTTAATGTAGGTGAGTGCAGAATCTCTATTGGTTCAGAAGCTCCCAAACAAACACTTTCACACAATACTTCCGCTTCTGGTCGGAGTCTGAACAGGAAAAACTACGATAGGTTTGCATATTTCAGTGATACTTCTAAAGGACGTCATCCGGCAAATTTGATTTTTGGTTATCCTGAAGATACATACCAACTTAAGAATGACATACTTCCAGCAGAATTAGTGATTCGGAATAATCATTTTCAAGCTAATCAATACCCTTTATCAACTGTTATTGATGATGCAATCTACCAAGCCCTGCCCTCGGTAGTACAGAATTGCTATGTGTTATTACCTAACCCTGGAAAAGATGAGGTTTTACAAGATTTACCTGAGACTACTGGTGGCAAAATGGTACATAATATCACTGCTGGTGCCAGAGTATTTGGTAACAAAGGTGCTAGGACTAATTATGTTACAACCAGATCCGAAGATGATCCTGGTGGATCTGTTATTAGATTCTTCAAACGAATAATTTACCAGAAAAAAGCAACAAATGCAGATCGGGATGAGGGTGGTGTAAAAAACCTGCATCCAACAGTGAAACCAACTGACTTAATGCGCTATTTGATTAGATTAATCACACCTAAAAATGGTATTACTTTAGATACCTTTATGGGTAGTGGAAGCACAGGCAAAGCTGCTTTACGTGAGGATATTAGATTCTATGGTATTGAACAAGGAGAAATTACAACGGCTCAAAGACGTTTGATGTATGAAATCAGAGTAGGAAAGGATGTGTTTAACGGATTATGAAAATACAAAAAGTATCACAAACAGCCTTTGGTCAAAAGGATGGAAATTGTTTTCCAGCATGTCTTGCTACCTTAACAGGAATCCCACTGTCAGAGTTTCCCTTCCCACCTTATGTAAAAGGTAATTGGTTGCGTCAAGTAGATAAATTTCTTGAAACAAAGAATCTTGTGTATATTGAATGGGCAGTCACAGAAGCTTTTCCATATTTTGGAAGATGCCTACTAATAGCAAATGGGATGATCCTTTTTCTGATTCAGAGGATGATGGGTTAATAACTTGGGAATATGTGGGAACAGTTTTACCAAAATATACAGCAAATGTACAATGAAATTTGAATTTGAACAATGTGAAGTAGACGTTATGCATGGATCAAGATGGCTTGTGATATCTAGTGATAGCACAATCGAACTCACAACTGAGGAGATACGAGAATTAATTGTGGAACTTGACAAACATGCTACAATCATGGAGGAAAAAGATGAGAACTTTCGAGACAGGGGCTAATCGGAATAATGATGTTAACAAACTTGACTATGAAGGATTCCTAAATCCTCGAGTGTTAGAATGTTTTGCCAAATACATGCAAAAGCATAGTGTAACTTCGCTTGGGCAGCGTACTTCTGACAATTGGCAAAAAGGTATGCCAAAAATTGCATACGCTAAAAGTTTGATTCGACACACGATTCATTTCTGGAAAATTCATAGAGGTTACTCACATCTTGATGAGGATTC